ATATATAAACTTTTTTAATTTATTTTAGTAGCTAAGATACAATATACTTACCTCTGTTTGGGTTTTGTAATTGATATCCTACAGCGTATCTAATAGCGTCTATTATATGATTCCATTTATCCACAGGAGTGTTTGACTTTTTCTCTAACCAGCAATAGTTGTTAAGCTCTTTAATTAAGTTAGTAGAATCTGGAGTAACTACTAAGTCATAGTCTTGTAGTAAACTTATTCCGTATGTAATACTTCCTTGACCTTTAATTGAAGGTCTTACATTGCATCCCTTAGCTTTCATTTCGTGTATTAGTCTAGGCTCTGCACTATCTACAACTATTAAACCACCCTTAGAGTGTTTTAAATTAAGTTCAGATATTTCTGTTGTTGTTAACCTATGTAGATAGAAACACTCTTTTAAATAAATAACTTTATTACTTGTATCTATATTTGTTTCAACTAAGGTACTTGCGTCTGCAGCAAATCCTATGTCCTGACCCCATACACTTACACTACTTCTTTTAAATTCTCCTATTGTCCAGTTGTCAAATATAACCCCCTCAGCTTTGTTTAGCCAAGACCCTAACATCTGTTGTTTGTACTTCTCTGGTCTACGTTCCCTCATTTGTGCTATCTGCTCTATGTAGCTTTTGGATAAGTTTTCTATGTTATCCATATAAGTAGTATGTATGTAGGTGGTGTTGTCTTTGGTTATATTGCTTCCCTCTTGAACCCCTCTATCCTCAAAGAATCTAGTATATATAAAGTGTTCTTTTGTTGTAGGGTTTAATATTAGTATGACTCTGTTTTGATTGCCTTGCTGTCTTACTGATAAGTCTATAGTGTCAAACTTATTCTCGTCTGTTAGTTCTTCAGCTTCATCTACTACCCAAGTAGTAATACCTTGTAAAGATTTTAGGTTAGCTGTTTGGTCTCCACTTGATGTTTTTATACCTCTGAAGATTATCTTACTTCCAGTCTTTTTGTTTAGTATCTCATCCTTAGTAATGTGAAAGTCTTGGATAGAGCCAAACTGTTCGAGCTTGTCTATAAACTCTGGAATGATAGATATATAAGCTGAGGTTAGCGTGTAACGTGTAAATAATATTGTGTGTCCTGCTTCATAGGTTAGCATTACTAAAAGGGCGTTTACTGAGAAAGACTTCCCAGAACCACGCCCACCACTTACAATATAGTACCTACTGTCTGCACCTACAATAGGCAGGTATTTCTTTTTAACTTCAATCAATGGTTAGTCTACAAATTTAATTAAATCTCTAAAGTTGATGTTTAAGCCCTCTGAAGAGTTAAGGTCTATACTTTCCTTAGGTTTTCCATAACGATAGCTTAAATACAGCTGTAAAGCTCTTATATCCCCTTTAGTTACTAACTCCCCTAATTTACCTACAGCTTCGTCTTTGTCTATTATAGAATCTAAGCGTTCTATTAGTTTTACTTCATCTGCTTTAGCTGGGCGTCCTGCTCCTTTTCTTGCTCCTCCGTGTTTTTCACTCATAGTTTTAAATCTTGATATATCTTGTTTATTCAACTTACTAATATATAAACGTTTTGTATTTATTTTAGAACATTCTAATTTGTGCCTTGTGCTGGTCTATTCTTTTTATAGCTGAATCGTAATACTCTTTGTCTAGTTCACAAGCTGTTAAATCATATCCTAGATTATGACAAGCTAAAGCAATACTCCCTGAACCTAAATGAGTGTCGAGTATTTTATTTCCTTCTTTTGCGTAGTTTATTAATAACCATTCATATAAACAAACAGGTTTTTGTGTTGGGTGTATGCTTCCCCCATCTCTTTGTATTTGATGTATTATCTGTTTACCACTATCATAGACTTTTCCATTTATGTCTGTTGATGTCCATAAATACTCTGCTTGTGCAAATGTTGGTGCGGGGTTATTTTTAACCCAACATATAAAGCTTTTTGTTGAATATAAATGTTCTACAAAATAATTAGCACCACAAACTATTTGGTGTTTACTTACTCTAAATAGTTCTGTAAAGTATTCTTTTGTTGGTGTTTGGTCATCCCAAGTTTTATTGTCCTTGCCATATTTCTGTTGTGAGTACTTGCCAACTCCTTTCGCTGCGTTTATCCCATAAGGTGGGTCTACAATAGCAAGGTCAAAGTGATTATCTTTATACCTTGACATTAGTTCCATATTGTCCTCGTTTGTTATTAGCATAGCACAGGATTCTTAACTCTATTGTTTAGTATAGCACCTTTTACTTCTTTTATAGTCTTAGGCTTTACCCTATGCTTTAATGAAGCGTTAAAGGGGTCTAAGCGTGTTTGTTTAAACTCTGCTACTGTTTCTATATCCCAACCGCTTAAGATGTCTATAACGTCTTGTATTTCTTTTATCGTGTTTTTTGTTTCAGCTTTTTTTATCTCTTTTTTTATTTTGGCTTGTTCTGAATTAAAGAAAAGGCTTGAAAAAGTTAAATCTAACTCTTTTACTATCTCATCGTGTTTCTTTTTATCTTCTGTGCTTATTACGTTTACACTGTTAACGTGGTGTAGTATATTGCAATGACTTTTTTTAATTGTCTCTCCTACTTCTCTAAAGGTGCTTCCAGATTCATAAGCAAGTTTACAAAATACTTTCTTAGCATATGTGTAGTTTCTTTGTCTTGTGTCTAAGGTAATGTCTAAATTGAATTTATTATTTACCGCTTGTTTTATTATATCTAAGTTCATTATATTTTATTGTCTATTACTTCTATTAAATGTCTTAGTTCGCTTCGTTCCCATTCTCCTAGCTTAAGCCCATTTATTACAAATTTATAGTAGTCTTTTTTTTCTGTTGGTTTTAATTCTATATTTATATACATAAGTTTTATTTTAGTTTTGTACTCCTCTTACTTTTTCTTGGTGCTCTAGTTCTTTTTGTTCTTGGTCTTCATAGAATTTATCTTTTTCTTCTTCGTCTCTTTGTTGTTTATCTATTATAGTTTTTAAAGCGTCTACTTTTATATAGAGCTGTGTTACTATATTTTCTAGTCTTAGTATTCTTTGAATTTGAGTGTGTTTCTTTTTATTCATTCTATTTATTTTTTTCTATCCATTGTTCTTGCTGCTCTCTTAAGTATTCTATTTCACGTTTTAAATAGTCTGCAGCTTTCTCTAAGTCTTTTAACTCATCGTCTTTCTTACCACTTCTACAAATGTACTTGATAATATTACCTCTGTTAAAGTTTAGCTCATAATCTTTTATAAAGTCTATAACGTCATATCCTTTACCGTTTTCGTAATGTAAATAAGTTGCTCTCATATTATTTATTTATATAGTTAATAATTCTTTTTTAGGATAAACTCCTATATATCTATCTCCAGATAACCATTTATTGAATTGATTTTCTTTTGTAATATACATCATTTTAGCTTTTTTTAAATTTAAAAAATCTTTTGCTGTTTTTTCTGTTCCAATAGGTTTAATAAATGGAATTACAATTACATATGAATTATTTGCATATTTATGATATTCAAACAAATATGATTTATTCAATCTACCTAAATTATCTTTATTGTCTACATTTGAAGCATATTCTCGTGCTTGATTAAATGACACTTTTTTTCCAGTAAATTTACCGTTTTTAGATATTGTTTTTATTTCTGCTTGTATATTTACAAAAGTATCTGCGAAAACAAAATCTTTATCTCCTAAATATAAATTTTTATTCCCATTAAAATATTCACTAATTTTTCCATCAAAAAATAAATTTGTTTGTTTCATTGTTTTTTGTTTTAATCCTATTATTATTATATTGTTTATATTGTAAATAGACGCGTCTGTTATGTATTCTATTTGTTTACTTATTACTTCTCCATTTTTAATATTTTCTAACACTAAAACGTCTCCTATTGAATATTTAGAATTTTTTTTTCTTATTTCAAAATTTTTAATTCCTTTTTTAATGTCTTGAAAATAATTATCTAATATAAGTAAATTATGTTTTTTCATTTTTAAAACATTTGAATTTGGTTTTGAGCTACATCTTTCCATATATCAGCATTAAATGTTATTATATTTGTGTTGTCAGTTCCAATTTGACCTATATATTTATATGACTTTGTAATTGCGTTTCTTAATTTTAACATACCACCTTTATCGCTTGTTTGTTGTTTTAGCATCCATTCAGTATTTAATTGTTCTTTTTTTACTTGATTTGTTAATTTCCATTTATCAGTGTTTTTTTTCATTGCACCAAACAAAGCTGGGTTTGATGTTTTTATATACATTGTTTTATTATCTGTTTTGTATAATTCAGCGAAATA